TGCAAATCTGGAAAGAGGAATCGGAAAAGTAGGTACAGCGGCCACCGCAGCCTTTGGCCTTACCCGGCGCGAGATCGGTGCTCTCAGTAGGGCGCTTCGTGCAGTCGATCTGGGACCAATAGGCAGTCAAGTCGCCCTGATAGGGCGCGTCGGCGGTGCCTTTGGGGCAGGAGGCATAGCTCTGACTGCAGTAGGCGTTGCCATCGCTGCGGTTGGCGCTGCCTTGGTGAAATTTGCTTTCCAAGCTGCTGAGACCGAAAAGGCTCTCACTCAATTACAAAAGGTCAGCGGCACGTCCTTTGAGAACCTGTCGTCGTTGCAACAAGTGTTTGCCGCCGGCGGAACACCACTCAAAAAATTTGCGGATGAGTTTGGCAATCTATCCGAGCAAGTCCGGGAAGCGGGGCAGCAGGCCAAAATACGAGACGCTAGTAAAGACACAGTGGAGTGGGCCAATAACGTTTCACAGGTCAAACGCCAATTCGACAACCTCGCCCAAGGCGTGACGCAGACATTTTCTCCACTGACCACCCTGGAAACTAAGGTTCAGGCAGTGAAGGAGGCGCTCGCCAAAGGTCCGACCTCGATGGTTCCGGGTGTTAGTGATGTCGTCAGCGCGGAACAACAATGGAGCAAGCTCGCCGACATCTTCAAGAATCTTGCCAGCGATATGGACCGGGCGCAACTCGGCAAGGCGCTGGGGCTGTCGCCGGAATCAATAGCGACGTTGAGCAAAGGCAGTGCAGCAATCCAACAACTGCAGGCTGGTACAGTTGCGCTCAATTCGACGCTGTCGGCCACCGATCAAATATCGCTGCAACAATTAACTTCGCAATGGAATCAACTTAGCACCGCGGCATCGGCGTTTTTTCAATCGCTCGGTGCCGCGGCGGCGCCGGTGATTAGTGCCATGCTCGCCGATTTTACCAATGCGCTGAACACAATGCAGGCCGCGCTTAACAATTTTTCGTTCCAAAGTTTTATTAATGGCGCCATCGCAGCCGGCAATGCACTAAAGTATCTGACGATTCCGGGTTTGGTATCGAAGGGGATACAGGCAGCGGGGGACGCCGCAGGCTTTGCGGGCGGTGGGTTGCTTGGTGGCGGCGGGACCGGCACGTCCGACAGCAATCTCGCCTGGGTCTCGCGCGGTGAGCACATCATGCCGGCGCGGACGGTGGCACAGCCCGGCGTGCTGGCGTTCCTCGAGGCGCTGCGACGGTCGGGCGGCAACCTCTCGGCGGTGCTCAACGGCATGGGCCGCTTTGCGCTCGGCGGCATGGTCCCGCGGGCAATGCCAGCGTTTGCCAGCGGCGGCCTCGCTGGCGGCATGAACCATGTCACCATTGCGTTCCCCGGCCTGCCGCCAATCGGCGGTCTGCGCGCCACGTCAGCCGTGGTTGACGAACTGCACAAGGCGGCGGCGCTGGCGCAGGTCCGCTCCGGTGGCCGCAAGCCGAGCCGGTATGCCTGATGCCCGCGTACACGCTGCTCGCAATCGACGCCATCGACTTCACGCAATATGCGGTTCGGGGGATAACGATGACGCTCGAGCCGATCGACCAGGCCAAGAGCCTGGCGCGTGATTGCCGTGGCGCGCTGGCTGACATCTCGCTCGCGCAGTTCCGGCAATACAAGGTGTCGATTACTTGTACCGACCACGAGGTGCCCGAACTCACCGACATCTGGCCGGGGCAGGACATCACCATTATCTGCATCCCCGGCATGGGGGCCTCTAACAGCGCCGGCGACGTGCTGATCATTCTTTGCAAGGTGACGACGTGGAACACGTCGCGGGACGAATGGGCGGCCGAGATCGCGTGGCAGCTCGAGGCCGAGCAGAGGGCCTGATCGATGCCTGCGGGGTTGCCGTATTTTGCCTGGATCGATGCCGGCGAGACGGTGTTCACGTCCGGGCATATGCGCTGGGACGAACAGGTCTTTAGTTTTACCCTCAAGCAAGACGAGGGTGACCCGGCCAGCCTGACCGTTGTCATCCGCCGGCCGCATAACACGGCTGGCAATACGATCGGCCTGCTCGGTCCCGGCCGCAAAATATGGGCTTGGTTTGCGTTCGACTGCGGTCCCGATCTGATCAGGTTCCGCGGCCGGCTTGTCGGCATCCCGACCAGCATATTCGAGGAACTGGTTACGCTAGAGTTTGTCGCCAAGCCGGTCGACTTGGTGGTGCAGAAAGAAGCCCTGGCCGCCACGCTGCGGGTACTGCCGTTCTATGACGAAGCGGTCATCGATCCATCGCGGGCCAATGACCCCGATGTCGTGCTCGAGGGCTATACCAAAATCTGGCATTACGATCGCGAGACGCATGTCATCACTGTCTCGGACGAGATCACCGGCGAGGATGGCCTGGTAGAGTTCGACGGCATCAGCGAAGACGGTAAGGTGCTCTATGACGGGCTCGGCCTGACGCTCACAAGCGGGCCGCTGGCGCGCGTTGATGTTGCCGCCGAATACACTTGGACCCAGCAAGCGCGCGGCACCGTCGACCTGACCGGATATCTAACCGCGGCCTGGGGCGGTGCCATCGGCTTAAAGGCCGGCGATTGGCCGAAGCAGGGGACGGGCCTGGGCGATGGCTGGGAAGTGGCAGACGCTTCCGCTACCGATCTGAATAATTTCACGGTCCACACCAGAACGGAAGGCAGCACCTTAATTGTTAGAGACCCGGACGGTTCGGGGGCTACAACCACATTTACCGAAACGAAAACTTATGTTGATGTTGGAACGGGCGTCGGCCTGAATGAAATAGCGCCGGCCACCATCACCGATAAAATCGACGTATCATATGGTCACGACAGTGACGGCTTACTATACACCTCGGGTTATAGCCGCAATTATTCTAAAAATTGGAACGTGCTCGCATTTCAACAAATCCGCGCAACGCTAGTTGCAGGGTACACTGCCAGCCGGCCATGCACCGAGCGGGTGTCGTTCTCGTTATTTGCCGACGTGCAGCCGATCTTGACCGATCCCGAAGATGGCGAGGCGCTGCGGGTTGATGATGTCCGTTCGGTCAATCTGACCGAGGGCGGGCAAATAGGAGATGCGCGGCGCCGGTCATATATAGCGACCGCGCGCGGCAATCAAAGCCTAGAGCACCTGATCGCGTTGGCGCGGGCGCATCTGATAAAGCGGGCGCGGGTGGTGGAGATAACATTCGCACCTAAGCTATCGCGCATGCCGGAAATCACATTGCGCAAGAATGCATTTGTGATCGAGCCGCGCCTCGTCGAGGCAATGGGCAAGATCATCGGTTATTCTCTGGCGCTGGATGGCTCGGATGGGCGGATCAATTGCGAGGTCCGCATCGGTTGCCCCATCGGCCGCGGGGGTTCAGCGGTGGCAACAGCCGGGACACCAACCTATTGCAGCATCGCCTATACGGGAGCCGACTATCAGCAATTCAGCGAGCGGGTTGTGTTGTTCAATCTGGTCGATACGTCGGTCGGATATCAGCCGCCGAATGCCGATCCAAATGACGACGGCCTTAATTTCATGGGCCGGATTGGAGTCGGCGATGTGATCGAAGTCCCTATCACGTTTTCTGGTGAGGAAGGCGCCGGCGGGACTGACCCTGTCAGCAACGCCATAGCTGGGTATGGCATCCGCGCCACCTTCAAGCTTAAGAGCATGACGCGCGAATTTTCCACCGATTACGAGGTGCAAGTCACCGATTTGAAGATTCCCACCGGCTATGACTTGGAGGCGACGTGATGGCAGGCTTTGAAACCGTCGTTCGGCCGGTTGTCTTTCCTGATATTAGGCCGCGTGCGAAACAGTCACTGCCGCCGCCCAACGATTCCGCATCGGGCTTTGCGGTGATCCGGGGGAATCCCGCTCAATCCGTTGGCATGTCCGACAACTGGAGCGTGAGCACATCGCAGCAGAGACCGCAGGAAACCGAGCGTCGCTTCGATGTGATGCGGGTTTCTCAGATGAACGATGATGGTTCGGTGCAACCTGAAAATTTTGTTGATCTGGAAGTTGCCAACCGGATCACGATGCGGGACTCAAAGGGTGGCTTAACGAAATACAGTTATGCTCGCATGGACGACGAGAAAGACAATATCCAGGTTCTCAATCGCGACCAGGTCCGAAAAGCGAAAACGTAATGACAATTGTTTTCGTCACGACTGGCCCTTGGGGCACAGGCACAGGTACGCCGAACAGTGCGGGCCAGGTCGACGGCAATTTCTATGATGTCGATCAGCGCATAGTTGACCTCGTCGCCGACGTGGCCGAGGGCAAGCGCATCGACACCGTCACCTATACCTCCAACAGCATGACGTTCCATTTCACCGATGGAACGAGCCAGATCATTCCGCTGCCGGTTGCCACGTTTACCTATGTCGGAACATGGACGAACAACACACCTTACACCATCGGCCAGTTGTTTACCGCCGAGAACGGTTTCTACCAAGTTTTACAAAATCACACGACGCCAGCGTTACCCGCGCCCTTCGATCCCAATGCAACCGATGGAACAAATCCACTTTATGCGCTGTGGATGCCGGTGCGCGATGTCAACTATGATGCCGCAATCTTCGTGCCCGGCAGCATCCAGCGTACAGCCGGCGAATTGCTGTTTCAGGGCGTGGCCAATCGGACAATGCGCCTAGGTGCCGGCAACGCGGGAGCCTATGCCTATCTTGATGTGGCCAGCTTGTCGGGTGCCACTAGTATCATTCTATCGATCCAAAA